CCAGTACCATCACCATTAATTGATATAATTGATTGTGTTGAACCATCAACATAATTATTACCAGTATTCGTAACTTTTACAATGTCGATGCTACGATTCAAAGCAGCAGCACGGACAAACTTATTGTAAGTAACTGGCATCCAATCGGAAGTTAAAAATCTTTCCTTTTGTGAAGAGTTTAAAGTGTACATATATTTCCACTTAAAACCATCAGTAGTCTGAAAATATGGTTCCTCTAATGATGTAGACGATAGAAATAATTGTGGTTCATCAGTAGAATTTGCGCCGCCATTATTATCCAAACACTTAAAAACTTGATCTTTACTATTTAAAACATAGTAGTTTGCGTTGCCTGAATCATATGTATAATAACTAGTATTTGAAGTCCAGTTTCTTCTCGGAACAACATAAGAAATATCATTCAATGACATTCTTTTCGCAACAATAGCATTATCCCAACATTGTACAAGTGATGGTATACTTCCTGTTGGTGTTGGAACAACTTCTGTTCCTGAGGTCCATGGAATTTGTTTACCAAGTATTGCAAAAATATAAGCCTTCTTAGATTGCGGCAAATAATCGTTTGCACCAATATCAAATAGAAAGGTGAAATCTTGAGCTAACTCGGTTGAAAAGTTTTTAGTAATTATTGAAGGCATGTCTTTATTTATTCAAGTTTTTGGTGATATGTTACCACAAAGGTCGAATTTGTTGTAAAATTAGTGCTAACCAAAATAGTGTTAGCATTCACAAAGGTGACCTGTTTTGTGTCATTAAACAACAAACTAATATTTGCTGTGTTGCTAGAAATCTGGAAATTCGTATATGTATAAATCGTATTTGCGTTTAGGACTTCCAATACAGTTGATGTGTTTCCTGTTGATAGTTTAATAACATCATTAGCCTGCACATCGTTGATAAAGTTTGTTGATGTACCGACAATAACATTAGAAGACGCACCAATATTAACCGTACCACTAATTTGGCGTTCAACAGATGTTAATGTAACATAATCACCAACAGAAATAATAGATGATAGGTTTGATGATGCACCTGTAGCAACCATGCTGTTCGAACCATTCGAAATATTGAATGTGTTGGCTAAAGTTTTTACAGAAATTAATATTGTTGTGTTATTTGGTCTGGTCGCAGTTGCTTCATTGGCACTAACTCTATTAACAAAAGTTTTAGTTCCGACAGGATGCACAACATCATTCAAGGCTTTCTTAAACTTAACATAATCATTTTCCGTATTGATAACATATGAAAAATTATGATACTTCGTGGAATCCTGCAATCTCTTGTCAGCACTTAATTGGCCATCTTCATTTAAGTAAATACCAGGATAACGAATCAGACCATTCTCGAAAGCAGCGGTGGCTTTAGCTTTACCGTCTCCGTAATATGATATTGCAACAACATTTGCAGAAACTGCGTTGTCGTTCGATTTAATTTGTGTAGCTTCATTCAATGTACCACTATAATTATAAATTCTCATGTGGTTATTTGATGAAACATATCTATCAACATATGCTACGAATGTTGTATTTGTATTTGATGTGCCTTGATAAATTTTAGTGTTGGCAACAAAGATTTGACCTTCAGTAACATTTGATAAAACTAAGTCAGCATTACGCAATGAAATTTGTGGCGCAGAAACATAATCATAACCATAACTGATAACCCGCAATGAAGAGATTGATCCAATTCTAGTTGTTGACAATTCAAGTTCTTCACCATCACCGAGAATCTCTGTGGCAACCAGTGAAGCTCCTGTTCCATTAGCTGTGTTGATTGTAATTAATGGTAAGTGTGCAGCATCATAACCCTCACCACCACGAATATTTTCTGGTGCGTAACTAATTGTCAAGTTTGCTCTAAAACCTGAACCTGAACCAGTATTTGATGTGAAAGGATTTAATGTTGTCGTTGGACTTGTAATGTATTTACCAGAATTTGAAACGTTAACTGAAGTGACATTACCACTACCATTAACAGTAAGCACGGTCAATACAGCAGAAGTTCCAGTTCCACCAGTTGCGGTAAATGTATTACCAACGCCGTATCCTGTTCCTGCGGTGGAAATTGTTACATTAGTTATTGCGCCAATTGTTTTTTCATTAAATTCTACAGTTCTGATACCATTGTTTGCGGCGTGTACTTGAGTAATTTGAGCATTAGCACCGATACCTCGGCCGCCAGTAGATGAGAAAATCAAATATTCACCTACGTTGTAATTTTGTCCACCACTGACAACTTGAATACGTCCTAGTGAACCTAAGGCATCAAGATTCTTTCTTAGTAGTTTGAACACCGACAAGTTGTCAATGTTGTTTTCAAATGGAATATCTAATGTTATGGTTTCGCTGGTGACTGCGATAATTGTTCTAATTTCTTCAAATCGATTCTTTAAAAACAACTTGACCTTTTCACCGACCTCAAATGTATTCGTTAAATCCTGTGATGAATCTCTGAGTATGCTACTGCCTTTAACCGCAGTGCATGATGTTATTACCAATAAATCGTCATTGTCTTCCAAATACATGCTGTAAATATTAACCTCAGGTTTTTGTTGATAACCACCACCTTGAGATTCAAGATCGACATATGAAATACTATAGAGACCTAAATCTTGATATGTCGTAACTTGGCCAATCGTTTTTGTGTTAGAACTATTGTCTAACGAATTTATAGATTGAGAATATATGGTTTCAAGTGTAACATCCGAAACATTAACATTTCGTGTATAATTTTCATCAAGTAGAGAGATGAAAGCTTTGGCTTCTGAGCCTAAAAGTCCTCCGCTAAATCCACCTCTAAAGTCAATGATAGATGAGTTTGGTGCAATTGAATTATATCTAAAACCAAATCCACCAGATTTGGTAATAATGTTTTTAACAGAACCTCTCAACACATCACCGACTGTCGCCAAAGCACCGACTGGATTACCAGATTGTGTATTTAAACCACCGACAATTGTAACTGGATCACCATCATAACCTAATTCTGGATCATATCCATTGTAATATAAACCACGATTTATCGGATCAATTTTAATTTCAGATAGTGAACCAATTAGTGTTGCAGTAACTTGAATTTGTGTATTGCCAGTAACATGTGTTCTAATCGTTTCACCAGTAGTGAACAACTTTGTAATATTTGAAACATACAATTCAACATATTCAATACCCAACTGTCGGTCAACTGATTTGATTGCTTTTTCAACAATTGCAGTTGCTTTGGATGTTTGTCCAATGATTTTTGTCTTTTCAATTTCTAAAATATTTGCATCATCATCAGTCACCCGCAGGGCCAATGGAAGAACCCATTTGCCATCAGAAGTTCGTAATACCTGTTCTTTTGGAAAACTGATTGTTATTTCTTCGTTGTACAGTATGCGGAAAAGAAACTTGACCGATTCTGGTGTTCCTTTTGAGCGATAGAATTCACCAACAATCTTTAAGAATTTTGCTTTATCCAGCAATAACTCTTGTGGAAAGAATGGTGCAATTTCTTTACGAATTTGTTCGATATAAACATTGTCGGCCAAGTCAACATCTTTGGCATCATCCAACTTTTTGGATTCCAAAACAATGTTACCATTTCTTTCCAACCACTCATAATATCGTTTGATGAATGTTGCAAAAAGCTGATGTTCTTCCCTAATAAATTCAGGAAGTTGACCTTCTACTATACTTGATAGAATTACATCTGACATTATTTTATTGGTACTATGTTGATAACAATTGTGGTAGAATCATTAACATCAAATGTTAATAATTTATTCTTTTCTGAATGAATCACGGATTTTGAAGGACGAATGTGTACAGACAATTCATCGAAATCATTTGCTACAGAAAGTGGGTTAAAATTATTGATGTAAATTTTACCTAGTGTATAATCAATCTGACCCATAACACCATTGTTGTTTTGAAAATTTAAGATTGCTTTAACACTTTGATTTGAAGTTTCTTCTGGTTTAAAATAACCAATACGCAACTGGCCATATCTATTTTCTAATACAGCTGATGCAGCTGCCAATGTACCACCGCCGCCTGTAATTACAATAGCCGCAGTGGTGTAACCAACACCTGGATTAATCACTGTAATGTAAGACAAACGGCCATTGATAATTGTTGCTTCGGCCTTGGCACCTTGGCCATCACCTAGAATGGTAATCGTTGGTGTTGATGAGTAATTAATACCTGGATTGGTAACAGTAATTGATTCCACACCGGTAAATGATGATGGAACTTCTTCAATGAAGGCCGATCTAACAATATTATTTTCATCCAATATTGTAAAATTTGGACTTGTATAGAAGTTATCATTTGTTGTACCGCGCTGCAACTCAACACCAAAATCTAAAACGTAATTTGAAGATGTTGAAAGATTAGGCCTAAACTTTTTGGCAATAAAAACTTCCAATTCATTCGAAATAACAGAAATGTCACAAGAGTCAATTGCTGTTTTCAAAGCAGAAGACCTAAAGTAAGCATTGAAAGAGTTTAGATTGGAATTACAAAAATCTAAAATTGATGTTCTAACTTTGGTTCGCAGAGTGTTCAAATCCAATACTGTTTTTGTTGGGTCATAATAAACTGTAGAAATTAGTTTCAAGTAATTATAATCAACGTCAACAATCTGTGGTGTAACAGTCAGTACACTAATTGGTTTTAAAACATTTTGTAAAAAGAAATCTTTTTCGGTTTCAGTAATTTCAAAACCATCTTTAGGCTTGGCAGATATAAAAACTTTACCAAAAACTGGTGGAATATTTTCCTCTCCACCCCAAACATTTACAGCCTCAAATTGAGGATATTTCTGTTGAATTAACTTAACATAATCGTTTTTGGTGACAGCACGGTTCTGAGAAATGTATTGTAGTGGTGCAGCAAATCGAATCTCATCAACAGTTTCACGTGTTCTACCACCAGCGGCAACAGTAACAGTGCTGATTGAAAAACCGGCCAGAAAATTGATTGAGGCTGAACCTGTAAAGTTTGCGGCTTTATTTGCATCTTCTCCATTACAGATTAGATAACTCAATGTCAAAATACCACCATCGGGAAGTTTCTGTCCAATAATATCGTCACCAAAGTAAATTTGATATTTACCGTTCTGTCCTTCTTGTAGAAAATAAGTCTTAGAATCCGAAGTCAATGAAATTGAATCGTCTACAGCATTGTAAACAACAGTTTCTGTGTTTGCAGAACTTTGTTGAACGGTAACACGCAATGTTGATGTGTCCACTTTAGCATCAGGTATCTCATAGACTTGTTTAGGATTACTGCTGTTGGAGTGAGTGTATGAATATGAAAGCAGTTTGCCTTCAAAAATTTCTATATCATTATATACAAAGTTTGTTCCAGTTTTTGTAACAGTGTGGTCTTGCAAGGTAAGGAACGTGTAAATCTTACCTTCAACAGGACCACTGATGAATGTGTAACCACGTGGTATGGTCAAGTAATTTTCCTGTGATGTGGCACCATTAATCGACACATCAATTACTGCCTTAGCTGCTTTATTGGAACGTGGTGTATAACCAAGTTTCTTAGCATGAGACACAACCGAGTTTCTCAACAATGCGGTATCTAAGAAACCCTCATTTGCAACCATATTCAGGTAGTATGCATTGTAGTGCGTATTGTATGCTAAAATGTCCAAAAGAACACTCAAGCCAGCACCCTCAAAATCATAATCGGAGAATTCCGTTTGTTGTTTGAGGAATGTTTTTAAATTGGTCTTGATTGTATCAAAATCAAGTTCGGTTACTCTTAAACGATTTGCCATTTATCGTACTCGTTCTAGGAAAAAATTAATTGTTATTGGGTCTGTCATATTCATAATGTAGAATTCCATACGAACACTAAAACCATTATTGTCAACATCTGGTAAGATATCTAAAGCTTTAATCTGTGCTCTTGGTTCGTAGTTCTCAACAACCTGTCTAATCTCTCTTTCCATCGATATTGCGGTAATTTTATCGAGGTTTTCAAAAAGCAATCGGCGTACATTGGATCCCAAATCAGGCTGAAACGGTCTTTCGTAGTGGTTGGTCATCATCAAATTCTTAATTGAATTGATTACTGCCATTTCGTCCTTGTGTTTATTGATATCTTTCCGCACAGGATGTATCAAAAAGTTAAGGTCCAAATCTTTATATTGTCTGGATGCAGATGAAATTATTGTGGCCATATCTTATTTATCTACATTACCCAAGGCTATTTTTATATTTGTCTGTACCGATCAGATTGTTTATCAAATATTTTTGTGTATTACCAACTCTACCTAATGAGTTAACTTTGTTGTAATCGTCTAAAATATTCAATGAATTTCTGTAAAAGTTCCAGTCGTGCAATCTTCTGGTAGACAATAATGTATTGGCGGCAGTAACATTTGCAGATATTGTTGTGAAAACATTTGCTGACAAATTCGACACATTTACAGTTGTGGTTGTTGGGGGATCACCTTCTGTAATCGTTTCAACACGAATACTATTTCTAACGGTAACAAGGTCATTAATGATATTGTTGGCACTTGCATTGATATCATCAGTGATAAACAAACTAGTGAAATTACCCAAGAGTGGGACGCTGTTTGCAACATTATCGGTGGTGTTTGTCAACATCAAAATTTGTTCACCGGCACTAACGGCCTTGCGGTAGTCTGGAAAATAAGTAACTGTGGTGGAATTTTCTGTAACATTGGCTTTAGCTTCCGTAACACCAGAAATATTTGATGTATGACTCAAATAGTTCCCAATCTCAATAATCAAGTTTGTTAAACTGGTTCCCATTGCTGTATTAGAACCATTTTCAAAAATGTTGATGGTCTGAACAATCTGACTCATTATATTAACATTACCACTCAATCTCGCGGTAACATCAATCATTGGATTCTTAAAATAATCTGTTGCAACAATACTGCCGTTGGCCAAATCACTTTTTTGCCAAGCTTGCAATTGATCTGGTGAAGAATTTAAATAATTCTTTGCGGAATCGGACAAATTGATGGAATCTCCGAACTTACCAGTATCAAAACTAAAATTTAATCTCTCGTATACGCTAGCCATAATATTACCTCATTACATTAGTGAAAATGGTGTGCCCGTCACACCTTTTGGTGCTGGGTGTATGTGTGAATTAAATACCGCTCGCATCATTTCCATTGAACCTCTAAGATCAAGTACTTGTCCACCAAAAACTACAGGAGCATTCACTGAAGCTCCAGCATAAATGTTTGTTAACGCATTGATCTGAGTTGGAATAGCAACATCTAATCCTGCTGCAACACCACCAAGCAATGTTACATACCCCAAAGGACCAGCTCTCATACCCGTGCCAGCACTAACTTTAGTTTCAGACGTAATCACATCAGCAGTTAGTCCACCAGATACAACCAAATCGCCTTGTAAAAATAAATGGTCACCGGTTGCAAGCTTCATTCGGCCAGTAATTGGATCACCACAACCAACAGTCATATCACCATTAGACAAAATGGAAGATGTTTTGGCAACAGTCTGTGTTAATTTACCGGCGACTTCTAAGTAATAATCACCATCAACTCGTTCAAACTTGTCACCCTTAACATGAACAATTGAATTTCCTTCTATCGTAATATTACACACACCGGAAATAATAACATTGTTATTTTTGGCAACAATCTCATAATTATCACCGACAATGTGATTGACTCTCGTTCCATCAGATTGAATTTCAAAGAAGGTGCCAAGACCATCAGTTTGTGCGCCGCCGTGCTGGAGGCGTATCCTCTCACGACCTGGAGTATCATCCAACTCAAAGCTGTGACCAGATTCGGTTATGGTTGCATGGCAGTATGGGTATTTTGGCAAAGTCTCATCGTTTGCCTGCGACTCTGGTTCTGTCCACGAATAATCATCAGATGGTTTTGTTGCCATATTAATTAGTTGTAAATTTAGTAAAATCGGTTGTAGTTGATGTTGGGTTCACACTGGATAGGTATGTATTCAACGTTTCTCCTGCAGCTGCAACACCAGAAGCACTAGCTGGAGTAGTTAGTGCCTCAACTATAGCAATAGGTGCCGCCACAACTTTTAAACTCGCGGTGTAAATCTCTCCGGCCGAATTCTTTATATCATTGAACACTGCGATAGCTTCCGAGAAATCTGTTTTACCTGAGAGAGAAAATAATTCTGTGAAACCGGAAGTGAGTGATGCTATCAATTCAGCCAAACACTGTTTCAGCAATGCATATAATTTTGCAGGCAAACCAAGTATAAAATCAATCATAGCTCTAACTCGTTTTGCAAAATCAACAATCACAGTAGCAAGGTCTGCAATTTCTGAAATAGCTCTCGCAATATCTTTTAATTCACGCGCAAGTTTTTTTGCTTGTTCAATCCAATAACTGGTTTCACCACTGGGTGTTAGTCCTAATGCTTTCAATACAGCCTTAATGGCCTTACGAATAGATTCCATAATTTCAGAAAACTTTAATCTTGCTAAAGCTGCACTACGTTTCATTAATCCAGCAACATCGCAAACATGTTTTCTATTCTGATTTGCTCTATGTATAGTTGTTTGTTTTAACAATGTCAAATTTTCTAGGCCAATATAAGGCAATGATGGCGCACCTTTTTGTACGTAAACAACATCGCCGCCAGTCTTTGGTGCTGCATTTATTTGTGCTTTTGTTCGTGGGTCATTAAAACCAATTTGATTATTTTGGTCTTCTAATCTAATTCCTTGTATGACTCCAGTAACAACTGGAAAATCTGGATTACCTTGCATAAAGTATCCATCGACCATATCACCTTCTTTTGGCATCATCAGAGATAACATTGAGGATGGTGGACAAGAAATTGATGCCCAAGGCAAAGCCTCAGTTGGAACTTGTGCTCGACTTTCTGGATGCACACTAATAACTCGCACCCTGCAACGTAATTTTAACGGGTCGTTTCTGTCCTCAACAATTCCAACCCACATGCCATAATAGTTATTATTCATTGTAATTTGCCGCCTTCTCTTGGTCAACAGTACTCGTAAATACAGTATTGTTATTCTTATCTTTATAATTTGATGAATCGGTCACAGCTTCGATGACAACTTCATGCATATTTGGTCGTATAATATGTCGTGCTGCAACAATTAAATATTTACCATGCAATGAAGAATCGAATGGATTTTCACGATCAGCCAAAATACTTCTTTTTGGTACATCCAAATCTATACAAAAACCAGAAGATAACTTAAAATTTCCAGGTAAAACTAATTTAACACGCTTCGAAAATAAATTTTGAAAGATAGCTTCACGTTGAAATCTATAATTTTCCGTATCTTCATCCAGTGACACCGATGTTGGATTATTTTCTTTGATAAAATCACTATTTCTTCTATTTCCGAAAAAAGGATAAGTGACAATTCTAGAATCATACATCTGTGTTTGGAATAAACCGCCTCTATTTTTTACTAATGAAACGTTTGGATTTTTATTTGGGTGTTCACCCGTATCATACATTTCTTTAAATGTGTGTTGTTGTTCTTGTATTGTTTTCGTCAAAGGATCAAATGCTACAAGTTTGCCAGCATAAACACCAGATTTTGTGTTACGAACAAAATCATTCTGTGTAATAACTTCAAAACTTCTGGCACCCGTAAATTCTTCTCCTAAATTATCTGAAATGTTTTTAGCACTAAAATTCACTCTAGTTAAACTTGGAAAGGAAAACAATGTACTCAAATTCGTAAAATTGAATCCAAGTCTATTTTCAAAAAATATAAATCCAGGTGATTGCTTTTCATCTACAGCTCTAGTCGCAAGCCACTGTAGAGCAACTAAAGGCTCTAAAGAAGGAACAAGGATGTTTCGTACACCAAAAGAAGAAGAATATATTCCAAATTTTTTGATACCCAAATAGTCACTCATAATTTTAACAGCAGTTTCAGAATATGTCAATTTATAATAGTGTTGTACTTTTTGTTGCAGTGAAAAAATATACTCATCTGAAACAAAATGTAATACGTAAACTTCACTAGACTGGTTTACTGGAACTCGATTCGATTGTTTGTAAATTCGAAACGATTTCTTTATCATCAACTCATCTTCATCTTTACCAATCTTAACTATCAAAACTTCAGATCCATCAAACAACAATTGTTCAGATAAACCTATGGCATCACGTATCAAAATGTTTCCGCTCATCGATTGATTCAACAGTGAATCAAATATATTCAACTCTTCAAATTTGTCTCTGATATCAATATAACCAGATTTGGTCACCAACATCAATTCAGTAATTCTGTATTGCGTTGTTTCTTGTATATTTAACTCTGACATTATGCAATAACGTTTCTAAATTCTTGTTCAATTGTTTTTACAAATTCTGGACGAAGAATGTCTATCGTTCTCTTTCCTTCATTTTCTTCTATCTCATATTCATAATAAGATATTGAAGATTTTGTTGTTGTTATTGTAACATTTGTGGAATCATAAAGTGTGTATACAACAGTTGATGTTGTATTCGTATTTGCAAATGTTGCAGCATCAATGATAATGGTTTCGAGCGTTTCATCACCCGTTGGTAAAGTTCGTTTCTCATTTATGTAATAAGAATGCGTGTGAGATTTAGCCCAAGATAATCCTGTTCCTGAGTTTGCAGTATTTGCATATGTTACACCACGATATTTAATATCAATATATTTTGTTAAGTCATTATAACGCAAAGGCCAATCAAATTGTGGATTCTTAATGTTGTTTACAGAAAGAATAATCCAATGTTTCTCTGGTGAGCCATACAATTTATCTGCAATTATTTCTGGAGTTTCACCATCAAAAATATCATATTTTGAATACATCACCAATTTATCTTTTGATGTTGCGTTGAAGGAGAAACGAGACATTATATTGGTAACAACATCCAATGATGAGTTATCGTCCGACAAATAGTACGCCGTTTGTGGAAAGTAATTAAAATATTTTGCCATGATTGTTTATTTTATTGGTCAGGTAAAAAGCTCGTTATTTTTATTTTCAGCTGCAGAAAAGAAATCTCTACCGTTAACTTCTCGGTTCACATCATATTTTGTAATAATTTGAGTTTCTTTAAATACCAAACCAAGTCTAATACCAACTGGCATACCAGTTGAACCTATTTTTGGTGCGCCGCCGTCTTCTAGTACTTCATACGCAGCAAAACCACTTGGCGCATAATCCACATCAACTGTTTGTAAAACACAAGTAGAAATTGGTGGTATATTTGGATTTTCTGCTCCATTATAAAAGAATTTAATATCGAACTCTGATGGTGGCACCAAGAAATATCCACCCAATCCGCCGGCAGAACTGTTACCCAATACTTCTGGTGCTTGGTGAAACCTAATTCTGTGTATAATATTTTGCACTTCTTTTGCTTCAACTCGGCTTCTTGGATAAAACATAAAATCGAAACGAAAAGTTCTAAACTCAGGAGCCGAATATATAACTTCCATCATTGGATTGACAGTTGTTCCAGTTAGCCCAGCAAATACGGCACGTCCAGCTTGTCCTGCCATGTTAGCTAAAGCATTCAAAACAAATGGTGTTGCATTTTTAAGTGCGTAATTTGCCTTTTCAGTATTACTCGCATCACTATTAGCAATGTTTTGTATTCCAGAAAACCCTGCACCCAAGGTTGCTGCTAGTCCACCACCAAGTTCAAGTCCAGCAAAATTTTGTGATTGAGAAAACGCCAATGTATCGGGCATGTATAATGCAATTGTATCTGTTGTACGTTTCGTTGTTCTGAGACCGGTTTTAGCATAAGTTCCGGCATTATCTGCAATAAATTCTGCTGCACCTGAAAAACTTCCACTGAATGTGTCTTGAGTTTTTTGCAACAGTCTTTGTAATTCTGGACTACCGGCCGACAAATTAAATTTTTTCTGTATGTTCTCAGAAACTACCGAAAGGTCCAATTGTGAAGCAGCGGTTATAGCACCCTGAGTCACCGAAACAAAATCTGACGCGCCACCATTAAAACGATTTAAACCAAGTCTATTCTGTACTGCGGTTGTTTCATCACCAGTTGTTGAGCCAGGAAACTGAGTACGTTTCTGTTCATTTATATGCAGTATCATATAGTGTCCCTTATCGACTTCACCCAAATCGATAGGATAACGCAACGTGTTAATCCTGTATTTGTTGTCAACTATTTTATTAGCTGATCGACTTTTATCTGAAGTGAATCGTATGTCTGTAAGTGTGAATAGTGCCATATATACCCTAAGTTATTACTCATTATTTATACCACATGACCAGACAAACCTACAAAGGTGTATTCAAACCTAAAAACCCACAGAAATATAAAGGTGACCCGACCAACATTATTTATCGTTCAAGTTGGGAAAAGATGGTGATGAAATACCTTGATGACAATCCGGGTGTAATTTGGTGGGGGTCCGAGGAGTTGCCCATTCCATACAGAAGTCCGATTGACCAAAAAATACATCGTTACTTTCCAGATTTCATCGTCAAGGTCAGGCGGAAAGACGGTCTGGTGATGACATATTTGTGGGAGGTTAAGCCTTATTCACAAACAAAGATGCCAGTGCAAAAACGCAAGACCCACAGGTTTATCCAAGAGGCGGCAACCTATGCGGTAAATCAAGAAAAATGGCGAGCTGCCGATATATTTTGCCGAGAACATGGGTGGCAATTTCAAATCATAACTGAAAAAGAACTAGGCATCTAGTATAAATACGGCATGGCTTATTTAATAGATAGAATTAATGCATCCCTACAAAAAGAGGGATTAACACCGCGCACTCGAAAGTCACGTGATTGGCTTCGTTCGAAAGTTTCGGATTTAAAACCGTCCAAACAATCGTTAATGAATGACATGACCAGACTGAGAGAGGGCACAATTATTGGAAAAATGTACTTTTACTTTTATGATCCGAAAACGAAGGATTCGTTGCCATACTACGATAGGTTCCCATTGGTTTTACCAATAGAACGTTACCAAGACGGTTTTCTAGGGCTGAATCTACATTACATTCACCCAAAGCAACGCATCATTCTTTTAGATAAATTGAGCGATTACGCAAGTAATAACAAGTATGACGCAACAACAAGGTTGAGACTAACATATCAAACCTTGAAGGCTGCATCCAAATTGTTTGAGGCACAACCTTGCATTAAGAGGTATTTGTTTAACCATGTTCAGTCAAGATTCCTGGAAATTTCAGCAGGTGAGTGGGACATTGCTGCATTATTACCAATGGAAAGTTTTGTTGGAGCTTCTACGAACAAAGTATATTCCGACTCAAGAAAGAAATTCTAATGTCATTCGCTCCAAATTTATTTTTGTCTAATATTAAGGCAAAGGATGGTCTTGCTAGACCAAATCGTTTTCAGGTAATTCTACCGATACCAGAGTACATTGGTAAATTTATTGAAGCTGGTCTACTTGAAAAGATTATCAACCTACCAAACACAATTGTAACTGATGTTTCGGAAATATTATCCACATCATTTGGTGGACAACCACCAACAGGTTATTCTCAGTCTTCTAATCCATCAATCACACGGTATTTGTCACTGCAATGTGAATCAGCTGAACTTCCAGGTAAAACTTTGGCCACAACAGAAGTGAAGGTTTATGGACCAACATACAAAGTTCCTTATCAAACACAATATACGGAAACCACACTTTCTTTTTTATGCACCAATGACTTCTATGAAAGAAAATTGTTTGATCGTTGGATCGAATCTATTATGCCAACAGATACAAACAATTTAAGATTTGCAAAAGACCAAGAGTCTCGTTACTTAACAAACATTAAAATTATTCAGTATGATGATTTTATCAAACAAATTTATGCCGTAGAATTGCTTGATGCTTTTCCTGTTGGAGTAGCATCTCAACCACTATCTTGGTCTGACGATAATTTCCACAGACTCGGTGTTCAATTTGCTTTCCAGAAATATAGAACAATTTACGAAGGCAATTATAATTTGAAAGAGGCAGCTGCATCCATATTTGGTTCATTCGCAGCATCCTCAATTTTTGGAAATAGATTTTAATTTAAAATGGAGATATAATGTTACCTAAGATTGATACCCCGTTATATGAAATAACTTTACCATTATCTAAACAGAAGATAAAATTTAGACCTTTTTTGGTAAAAGAGGAAAAAATATTGTTGATGGCTATGGAGTCTGAAGAAGAGGAAGCCGTTATATTAGCAATTAAACAAATTGTTAATAATTGTTGCATAGACGATATTAATGTGGATGATTTACC